GGATCCTACGATCAGCCAGGTTCAACAGGTAGGGTCTGCGCCCCTCTCAGGTCCCTGTTCGGGCGCCAACTGTAGGATCTCGAACAGACAAACTAGAGACAGGGACTGAGTAGAGAATTATATTTATTACAAAGGCCTTTTCAGCCCAGCAGAGAAGGGACTCAGACCGCAGAATCTGAGTCCCAATTGTCAGAATACAAGCACTTATATACTGTAAAAACAGGAAGTTAACGCGTCACCAATGGGGAACTCGCGTCACAAATGCGGTTATTGCGGTTTAGTTGCCTAGCAACATGAGCTAGTCCTTTGGGTTATACAAGGTTATGAGAGCATCAGCAACTTTCTTTTTACTCTTATAATCATTTATAAAACCCCTCATAAAAACCCCACAGTTCCCCCCTTGTTTTTCTAAACATACTGAGGCATTGATACATGAGATGTGCCAGGATTTAAAGCTCTTCCAATATAATCAAGCATTTTTCTGATTATTTCAAATATCAAATTTAAGCCTCTAATACAAATCCTTATTATAACAGCGAGTCCACGTAATCCATAGCCTGCTATGCGTCCTACTATAATTACTAGTCCCCAAAATAGCCATAAGGGAAATCCACAGCAAGGGATAGCGAGAGTTCCTTCTTGGGCTTTAATGCAACAGTCATAAATGTTTCCTCCTTCGCTTCGAATCTCCAGGTCTAAGGACCCTTGGTGAGGATTGTTCCCCCCAGAGCCGTTCTTGTGCTCGTTGATAGCCGCCCCAGGCTGAGAAATCTCCCCTTTGGTCTTCTCGGAAATATAGCTCTCTCCAAATGCCTCGATTGACTTCACCCAGCTCTTTGGCCGCCTGTTGTACTCCTCTGATTCTCCATTCCAGTCGTTCCTGGAGTACTTCTGCTTGTAGTATTTGTCCCCTGATCCACCGGTCACGCCTGCTAGGTGTATGTTGTGTTGGGCCTGGTCCCAGGTGTCTTCTCGCGATGCATGTTTGTGATGGAATTTTTTCTTCAGGTAACGACTGCCGGAGGACCCTGCACCACTGGTCACCTTCCAGAGGGCCCTGAGGATCTTAGGCGAAGAGGTTAGTAACAAATAAATAAGCAAAAACATCACTATATATTTTATAATGGAAGCTCCCAATCCAGGAATCCAATTTCCAATATGACTCCAAAGGTCTTTTCCAAATTGAGCTATACTATCTGGTGTATTGAATGTTATCATGGATTGTGCCAAATTGTTCCTGGCTCCATGAAGTGTAGTTAGTATCTCTTGATTTAAATCTTCCATTTTGCTTACCCAGTCATCCCATTGTGTTGACTCATTTAAATGTCCCCATGACATATTCCAGGGATGACCAGTATGACAAAATACATGTGTTCTTTCTATACATCCAATTAAATTAAATGTCTCCTCTACCTGTTGTCTTTCCTTTAACAGTTGAACATCTGCATGTGTTTGAAGAATCATAGCATATAATATCTTTATTTGTCGTTCTATTAAATCCATACCATTTAGAGTACTATTTTCTACCTCAAAAGTATGATTTTGTACTTCCATTATTTTGTTAACCTCAGTTAGAGCAACATAAGACATAGTAGCGCTAGCAGCAATAGCAGTAGCGGCTACAATAGCTGCCACTATTGCACTTATACCAAAATCTCTCTTATGTCTAATTAGTCCAGTGTTAGCTTCAGAAGAAATAGGTAAAGGAGTTATGCCAGAAGTCTTTACTAACTTCCATGTTTCTAATTCTGTTTTGTTATTTATAGAGCAGTTATATTGGTTAAAGCTTTGGTTCCTTATTCTTTTGTTAGGTCTAGGCAGTTCTAAGTGTGCCTGTCCTATAACTCCAAAACTTTGTACTACACAATTATAATTATTACTATTATTATTATTACACAATAAATATTGTACCTGGTTTGTTTCATACATGATAACACTGATTATTGGCTCATTATTGCAGGAAGTTATGTTAGTGAAAGTACATGTATAAAATATAGGTACTTGATAGATCCCTGTATAATCCTTTCTATTTATATTTAGGCGACGCACATTGCAAGCTGTATAATCCCCCCGTACTACTCCCTTATTATCTTCTAAAACCCCAAGAAATATTGTTGGCCCACAATTGCCAATTCTAGAAGTATCAGCAATCCCTTTCTCCTGTACCAGAAAAAATGGTGGCTGTACACACAGCCTGATTGGATGTATCCCATATAAAATATCTATAGGACAACGTTTCACTCTTGCCCACGTCTCATTACACCCCTTAGGTATCCAGGTATCAGTATCATTGATATTTACCATTTCATTTTCAGGTACTAATATAGTCTTAAAATTTTCTGTTTGATTACATTCTAGCCATTTAAATCCCCAATATTCCGCTGTGTTCATTACATCCTCAACACGTACAGAGTTAGAGGAGTCAGAGGAATTAAGATTAACTTTTTTACATTGATACTCTTGACAATGATCACTATCTGTGCAAGAAGACTTATAAATGAATGTTATCTCTCTATGATAAGCTTCTAATAATGTAGCAGTATTATTATCCATATGCATGCTTCTATTGGTCTCATAACTGAAGTAATTTTGAAATGGTCTACACCCCGGGAAGGAACCCCAGCATTCTATAGCATTTGATTGGCCAGATCCGTTTAATCTTCCCCCTATCGCCACCAACCCTATATAATGTTGCTGTGGGAGTCCTTCATACCACCAAAGTATTCCTCCAGTAGTTCCTGCTAAGCATAACAGAAACATACCTATTTTCCACCAGTCATTTCTTCTTTTTTCTTCTTTAGATTCTTCTTTCAGGTTCATTTCTTGGTCTCTTGCTTCCTTCGATTCTGCCATGCTGTTCTTACTGTCATTATTATAACAATAAGGTTGAAACATTGTGTTCTCCTCACACTTAGATTTTTCTGACTGTTGGGTAATAGGGGTTGAGATTCCCCCTGGGATTCCCCCATAGAATGCGATGCTGACCATGTTACCCCTTTACCAAATACTCCCATATATCAAACCTTATAACAAATATTGAGGTTGTCTTCCTTGTTGGATTGCCTTCAGTCTTTGTTTATTCTTCTTCCTTAATGAAGCATCGAGGTAATCAATTCCTAGAGACCTCAGGAAACACAGCTGACAATGGTAGTTGGGTCTTGCTTCCTGCAACAATACTCAATTTGGTTTTATTAGTAACTTAGTCCTGGTTAATGGTACAGCAATTATTCCCTTTCCTTCATCATTAACTACTACTGCACCATCACCCTTCCACAGCACCCTAGTAGGTCCCTTCCAATCATGTTCACCAGGGATTTTGTAAAAACAAAATTTTTTGGAGGATTGTGCTTGCTGTAGTAAAAGTTTCTCATGTATTACTTGTGCTTGATTAGTGATAAATACTTCCCATGGTGTCTGTCCTCCCATACTTTCCCTCCCTTTGTTACAAGTAATGAGAGCAAGTTGTAAAGCTGCCTCCAGTGTTTGAGTGTTGTCTCTATGACTTTGAATCTTCTCTTTCAAGGTCCTATTTGCCCTTTCTACAATACCCTGACTTTCTGGATGATATGGTATTCCTGTGGTATGTGCTATCTTTAGGAACTTCAACAAATTTACAACTGGTTCTGCCACAAAATTAGTGCCGTTATCTGTGTGTAAGGACTTTGGTGAAAACAATCTTGCCCATTCTAAAATAGCCAATGAAGTACATAATGCATTTTCTTTTGACAATAATGTAGCATGTATGTATCCTGAATTTGACTCTACAAAAGTCAATATTATCTTATTGTCCAAATGTGTGCAATCTGCCTGCCAATGATTAGGAGATCTCATGACACAACCTGCAGGTCCTGATCCTTGCTTAGTGCAATGAGGACATTCTTGAGTTATCTGTTTTGCTACAGTCAATGGTATCTTATAATTTCTTGCCAATATCTTTGGTGATGTATGCCAATTCTCATGTTCATCTTGTGCTTCCTGAATATTTTCTACCCAGAATACTCCTGTACTTCCAAATCCTTTATCCCCTCTCTGAGATATTTTATTTTCATCCCAAGGCTGTCTGGAATTTGAGTGATGCTGTAGTATAATTAATTGTGCAAATTTTTGTCCCTCTATTAATTTAATATTACTTTTTCCAATATTAGTACATATCACTTGTATTTCTCCTGTATATCCTTCATCAATTATTCCTCCATTAATTAATAACCCCTGTTTTGCCATTGATGATTTCCCAGTGACCCATCCAAAGCTATTAGGAGGAACTTGAATTTTTACATCTGTGGGTATGATTTTTGTGTCAGATACAGGTATCATGATGTCATAAGGAACACATAAGTCAAACCCTGCATCTTCATCTCTTTTCTCTTTAATTTGTGTGCCTTGGTATGCTAGCATGATTTCTTCTTTTATTTTTGCGGCTTCATCTGCCAATTGATTACCATATATCCCTTTGTGACCAGGTACCCAAGCAAAATAAACTATCTCTTTTTCTCGTATATTTTGTATTATAGGCCACCAAGGACTTTGTGGTCCTTCTAAACCTAATCCTTCTGTAATATTTTTCCAACAATAATAACTATCAGTTACTATATTTACTTGTTTATCTCTGGTATCCTCTAATGCCATTTGTATTGCCATTCTTTCAGCAACTTGATGAGTGACAGGTCCTAACCTTTTCTGTTTAGTTCTCCCATTACTGGTCACATAAGCTGCTATTCCTTCTCCATTTTGTTTTCCCCCATCAGTGTATATTGTTATTCCTGATGTAGGTTCTTCTACCAATTTCATTCTCCAATCATCATGAACTACTTGATGTGTATATACTATTTCTGGGAGCCAAGAATAATACCATCCTTTTTGCATTTCCCACATTACTTGCTCTTTGGTAAATGGTACCTTAAACGTTGGACATTTTCCTACTCTAGTAATACTTTCTGTTGCCACATGTTGCAACAATAACATTAAATTTTTTACTGTTGACCATCCCTTATTAGCCTTCATAATCTTTTTACCTGCCCATAGGATTCCTTGTGATTGTTTTATAACATAAGTTGCCTCATAATTTTTTGTAATTTCAACCTCACATAACATTTCTTCTTCTGGATTATAATATTGTAACCCTTGAGCATTTTTAATCTTCTCATTATTTTCTTCTAACTCTTTTTGTGCCTCTTCCGTCCAAATTACTTTTTGATTCAACTCTAAACATCCCTTAGTAGTAGCTGCAATGTGTTTTACTGTCAACCCTGGGATCCCTGAGCTCATCCATGTTATATTCCCCATTAATTTTTGCACATCATTAAGGGTTGGATTCTTTACCATGTCTAATTGCATTTTTTGTACTTTCCAATTTTCAGGACAAAGTTGATAACCTAGCCAGCTATAAGGTGGCACTTCTTGTAATTTATCATCTGGTGTCTCAAAACCCTTTTCCAGTAAGATCGCCCTTAATTCTATGATTAACTCTTTGTGTTGTTTTTTAGAACCATTACTTCCCATGAACAAATCATCCATATATTGATACAATTGTACTTCAGGATATCTTTCCCTAAAAGGTTGTAAAATTTCCTGTAATGTTTTCTGATATATATATGGGCTCAACACGAATCCTTGTGGTAAACATTTCCACACATATCTTTTATCTGGTTCTTGATGATTAATGGAGGGAATAGTGAAAGCTGTATATGGTCTAAACTCTGGATCTAAGGGTATAGTGAAATATGCATCTCCAATATCTAATACAGTCATGTGTTTACATTTAATTAATCCTCCCGGGTGAGGCAATCCTCTGGATATTTCCGTTCCTACTTGTACTGTTTTGTTTAATTCTCTCAGATCTTGTAATAACCTCCATTTGCCAGACCTCTTTTTTATTACAAATATGGGTGAATTATAAGGATTATTGTCACTAGCTTCTGATATTTTTCCCTCTGACAATAGTCTTTGGACTATCTCTTTGGCCCCTTCTAGTTTCTCCTTAGTGAGTGGCCATTGAGGAATTTTTGGCCCCATTGTGCCCTCTTTTAACTCTATTTTTCTAAATTTTATTTCCTTGGAGAGCTGTGCCAAAACCAATTTTGCACCTAAGTCCTGAAGAATATCTCGTCCCAAAATAGTCACTGGAATATCTGCCACTAGCATTCTTGTCTTAATGTGTCTACCCTTTTTCTTTATAGTCACAGGCGTAGAAAATGTTTCCACATTTCCTCCCACTCCTATTATTCCCGTCCCTTGATATTTTCTCCCTCTATATTTTAACCTATTATAATGTGCAGTAGTCAACACTGAAGTATCTGCTCCTGTGTCTAACAGTACATTTAAGGGAGTATCATTAATTAATACTATTGTAGTAGGCCTTTTCTCTAGATTATATGTTACTCCCACAAACTGTCCAGGTTGAGATCCTCTACTTGATCCTTCTCCTTGACATTGTATTCCTTTTTTATTTCGCTCAGATCTGGGTACAGATTTTGAGTCTGAGGAGTCTCTTGTACAACAGATTTGTTGTGCTGACTCTTCTGTTGTATCGGGAAAGTTTGTTTCTGGGGCCTCCCTTGAGCCCCTTGCTTCCCGTTTTTTGGAACACTTCTGCATTGCTTTGAGAAATGTCCAGGCTGTTTACATTTAAAACAGACTTTAGGTGCTCTACATTGACTAGATAAATGTCCTGGCTTCCCACAGTTATAACATGTTTGTGCTGCCTTTAGTGGCCCTCCTTTCAAGGCTCCACCTTTAAATGGGCCCGCAAGACCAGTCTGAAGTGCTTTTGCCAATAACATCATCTTTTGTTTTGTAGTTCCAATGTCTCTGCAAGCATACATTTTCTCTTCTAATGTATCCTCTGGTCTTAAATGTCTCATAGCATTTCTACATTCCTCATTTGCGTTCTGAATAGTCAGTGTATCAGTCAAGAATTTTGAAATCTCTTGTGGATGTCCCTCACTTTTTATTTGGGATAATAGTCTGTCTACAAATTCTGGGTAAGGTTCCTTAGCTCCTTGCCTAATATTTTGAGCTTTAGGTTTTCCAATCATCACTTTGATGCCTTCTGACATGGCTTCTATTATCCATTGTCTATATGTCTGCCTAAACTGATCAAAAGCAGGCTCCATCTGTCTTTCTCTAGGTACTCCTAAACCTCTAATAAACCTTGCTGTCATGGGAATAGGCCCTTGTGGTGGTGCCACCAGTGGAGCATTCGGTAATGGATGTCTATTATCCCAATCATCTGCTATCTTATCAATTGCATCAAGTAATATCTGCTTTTGTCCTGCCTGGCCAGGTACCACATCCAAAAATGCATTCATTTCTTCAGAAGTACAGTCTACTGATAATATCCCAAATAAGTTTTGACTAGCTTCATTTAATAGACCATTTGTCTGTATGGTATTCACCCAAGTAGTATATCCTCTAGGTGTTAGAGGTCTAAAATTTCTGTTTCCAGCCCCATCTATCATGATTGGATATTCTTCAGAGGGCTCAGACTGCTTTTTATTAGCAGTCTTCTTTTCATATTTCGCTCTTAGGAGCTGGAATGATGCCTTTCCATCTACTACATTATTAATCTGGAGGCCCATCTTTACAGCAGAAATTGCCCACCATGTTCTTTCAAAGGCCTCTCTTTCTTGTCCTGACAGCGTCTGAGTTACATCTTCCAGCAATGGAATGACATCCCTCAGCTGCCAGTCCTTTTCTTTTACAAAGTTGGTATCATGAAATAAGTCTACTAGACTTAGCGCCCAATTACAGTTACCAGTAGTTAATTTCTGAGACCCTTGTACCGTCACCTTCTCTAACTTCTTGAGCGCCTTGCTCCATGTCAAAGGGTCTCCCATCTTACCTGTCCTCCTGTGTTCTGGCCAGGAACACCTCCAGAAGACTTCTGTAAGTTCTCCTCTGCTGTCCCGGGGATCCTACGATCAGCCAGGTTCAACAGGTAGGGTCTGCGCCCCTCTCAGGTCCCTGTTCGGGCGCCAACTGTAGGATCTCGAACAGACAAACTAGAGACAGGGACTGAGTAGAGAATTATATTTATTACAAAGGCCTTTTCAGCCCAGCAGAGAAGGGACTCAGACCGCAGAATCTGAGTCCCAATTGTCAGAATACAAGCACTTATATACTGTAAAAACAGGAAGTTAACGCGTCACCAATGGGGAACTCGCGTCACAAATGCGGTTATTGCGGTTTAGTTGCCTAGCAACATGAGCTAGTCCTTTGGGTTATACAAGGTTATGAGAGCATCAGCAACTTTCTTTTTACTCTTATAATCATTTATAAAACCCCTCATAAAAACCCCACAGTTCCCCCCTTGTTTTTCTAAACATACTGAGGCATTGATACATGAGATGTGCCAGGATTT